AGCCCGGTGACAAATGACCACGACCATTAAAATAAAGGGTCAGATTCCTGAGGTTTACGGATACCTGTTTGAGCCGCACCGTTACAAAATCAGCTATGGCGGACGAGGAGCAGGACGGACGTGGAGTTATGCGAGAGCTCTTCTCGCCAAAGCAATGCTTTCACAAATCAGAATCCTCTGTTGCCGTGAGATCATGAATTCCATCCGCGATTCAATCCACCAGACATTGCGAGATCAGATTCATCTGCTCGGCCTCGACGAGTTCTTCGACATTCAGGAGCGGGCTATTACATGTAAAACGACCGGGTCCGAGTTCATCTTCCGCGGCTTATACCGTAATGTCAATGCCATCAAATCAATCGCGGGCATCAACATCTGCGACATCGAGGAAGCCGAGTCGGTGTCCGAGGAGTCGTGGTCTGTTCTGATTCCGTCAATCCGCGAGCCGAACTCGGAGATCTGGGCCAGATGGAACACGAAATACTCCGACGATCCTACCTACGAACGCTTTGTCAAGAACCCGCCTCATGATGCGGTTGTAAAGAAAACCGGCTGGGAAGACAATCCGTGGTTCCCGGATGTGTTGCGTTTGGAGAAGGAGTCAGACTATGCGTACCGCCCTCAGGAAGCCAAGAATATCTGGGGCGGAATGCCGATCGGTGTCGGCCGGAAGGTCTGGCCCTTGTTTTCTTTCAATACACACGTCAAGAACTTCGACATGGAGAAGTTGAAACTTGACAAGAACGTGTCCTACTTCATGGCCATGGACCCGGCCCAGCATTATTATCCGGCAATCCTGTGGGCGGCTGTCATGTGTCAACCGTCAGGTGGACGGACCATCTGGATTTACAATGAATGGCCCACTCGACAAGATGTCGGTGATGAATTTCACGCCATCAGAAAGAAACTGCTTTACAGCGGGTCATTGATGGATCTGTCAAAGTCGATCCTGGTCAACGACGGGACTTTGCAATGGGGAATTAAGATCCGTAAACGGGCCATGGATACGCGGTTTGCAAAGGGAGCAGGAGCCGGAAGCTATTTCAGCGGTGATACGCAGGGTCTGGTCAGCGAGTTTGCCAAGAAGGACAACGGCGGACTCATTTTCCACTGTCCTTATGAGAAGATCATTGACGCACAGGCAAAGAATATTCAACAGGATTTGCAGTACAACACGACATTACCTATAGGCCCGTTCAACGAGCCTGCGCTGTACATTTCGCCAAGCTGTCACAACCTGATCTTGTCAATGCAGAATCACCGTTTGAAAGAGGACAGCGAAGTCGAGGATGAAAAGTATAAGGATTTTTCGGATTGTCTTAGGATCCTGTATGCGTCAATCGAAGGCGAGAACCTGAAGCCGCAGCCTGCGAACTACGTCAGTCATGGCGTGGTTCCGGTTTATGCCAATCAGCGCCAAGTAACAAACGCTTGGATGGGATCGTGAACATGATACACATCTGTCAAGCCAATACGATTCCGGGGCTCGAGGCCGAGGTGAACCGGATGTTCGATTTCGTCCCGATCGGTGGGATCTGCGCTGATTCCGGTAATTTCTATCTGGCCATGATGCATGTTCAGCAACCAAGCAGCGCTCCTGCACCTGTCAAGCCGGTTCAGATCCAGACACAGACTGTGGATACTCATACGACGACCACGACAAATATTCCCAGGAGACAGACATATGGCAAAGCCTCAAAATGATCAGAGCTGGTTCAAAAAGGAAATGGCGGCACGCTTAGCGAAGAAGCAGGCTCTTCCTTTCAACACGAAGCGGGTAGTGCCTGTTGTGACAAAGAAGAAATTAAAATGACCATCGGTGACAAGGTCTTAGTACAGACCTGTTGCCAGCCCAGACATGGACGGATCGCGAACATCGAGGGCGATGTAGCTCGAGTGCAACTCGATAACGGGGATTACCGGTGGATCCGTCTGGAGAACCTGATCCGTCTGGAGAACCTGAAAGAGGACAAGAAATGAAAGTAACACGGACAGCGGTTACCCGAGTAGTTGAAGCGTGTCTGGAGCTGGACATTCGTCAGGCGACTGTCTACATCAGTCCTGACCTGGTTGTTCGGGCCACTCGCAGGCACAAGCCCCAGTCGGGACGGTGTGCAGGTATACACACAGAGCTCGTGGTCACGCTGGGGAAGCCCAATTACCTCGAGAGGCTGTTCATCAAGGCATGCAAACAGTCTGGAGAGCCTTTCCCAGTCAAGAAAATTCAATTACGGCCATGGCCCAAGAAGAGGGGAACGAAGAAGGAACGGTGGCAGGACAAAGTACACAGGAAGCTATGCCTATGAATCGGGCAATGAGACGTGCAGCTGGGATCGATAACCGGGAAGAGGAGTTGGCCTTGTCATATGTCCAGAGCAAGATTGATGAGGCCCTGAGTCAAGGTGTTCCGTTTGATGAGTCAATGCTTTCAACCGATGAGTTCTCAAAAATATTGGAGAATAAATGTCAGTAAAAGCCGAGCCAGCAATTGATGTAGGTGATCTCAAGGGCGACGAAAAGGTCCTTGCCATTGCAGACAAGAGGTTGAGATTCTGCATCGACTCGATGGACAGAATTCATCGGAACTCTCTCGAGGATCTGATGTTCTACGATTCTCAGCAGTGGCCTGAAGATATCCTTCGTCAACGTAACGATGACCGGCGCCCGTCTGAGACCATCAATAAACTGCCGGCCTTTGCCAGTCAGATCATCAACAGCATGAGAGCTTCCGAGCCTGCCATCAAGATCCGTGCCGTGGACAACACCACGGATCCAGACACGGCCGAGGTGATTCAGGGTCTCATCCGCGGCATTCTCCATAATGGTAACAGCAAATCAGCCATAGACACCGCGTCCTTTTACCAAGTGGTCACGGGTCTTGGTTATCTTCGAATACTCACAAAATACTGCGACGATGATTCATTCAACCAGGACATCGTGGTCGAACGCATTGACAGCCCTCATTCAGTCTATGTGCCCATCGACCTGATCAACGAGCTCGATTTCTCGGATATGCCCTATGCCTTTATCCGCACTCGCATCAGTAAAGATGATTTCGCGGAAGATTACCCAGACTGCGACATGACATCTTACGATTTGAATGGGGTGGGGGAAGACTATTGGATCGGCCCCGATTATCTTTACATCTGTGAATACTTTGAGAAAGTGGTCGAAAGGGAGACTCTTTATTTGCTCTCGAATGGCGAGACCACCACGGACTCAGCCAGGGTCAAAGCGGCCAAGGCTGAGGGTCTTACCGTGGATAAAGAACGTGAAGTTGACAATTGCAAGATCATGTGGCGGAAGATTACCCTTCATGATGTTCTCGATGAGAAAGAGTTTCCGGGATCGTACATCCCGGTCATCCCGTTCATTGGTCAGCAGATCAACGTGAATGGTGAGAAGCGGTTCATCGGCATGGTCCGGAACGCCAAGTCACCGCAACGTATGTACAATTATTTTTTCAATGCGGCCATTGAAACGATTGCACTCGCGCCCCGGGCTCCGTTCATCATGGCTCAGGCACAGGTTGAAGGATACGAAGAGGTCTGGGCAACGGCGAACAGCAAAAACAACGCTTACCTGCCTTATCACCCGGTCACCGTAGACAGCGTGGGAATCCCTCCACCACAGCGTGTTGCTCCTCCCGAAGCCGGGGCGAGTCTGTTTGCTGGCATCAGTCTGGCTTCTGAGCAGCTCAAGGAAGTGACGGGCATCTACGACGCCAGTTTGGGTCAACATGGCTCCGAGACGTCTGGGAAGGCCATTCTTGCCAGACAGAAACAAGGATCGATCGGATCATTCCATTATAGTGATAACCAGGCAATGGCGATTTCTCATCTCGGACGGATCCTTGTGGACATCATTCCAGATGTCTATGATACCGCCCGGGCCGTGAGGATTCTCGGTGAGGATGAAACGGAGAAGGTTGTTACCATCAATAAGATGCACCCGGACTCGGATGAACCCGGTAAACTCTACGACTTGACAGTTGGGAAGTACGATGTGGTCGTGGATGTTGGCCCGAATTACGAGACCAAAAGAATGGAAACTGCGGAAAACTTGATGAACATCATGCAGAGCAACCCGAATGCCGCGACCCCGATCATGGATTTACTGTATCGCAATCTCGACTTTACCTATGCACAAGAGGCTGGGGACCGGATGAAGTATCTCATCAAGCAACAGTTTCCTGGAATCATTCAGGAAGAGACCAATGAGGGAGGTCGGCCGACAGAGCAGCAGGTCCAAGCCATGGTTGCCGACATGCAGAAATTGATGCAGGCCCATCAGTTGACAATGCAGGAGAACGCACAGATGGGTCAGATGATTAACCAATTGCAGGCTGCGCTCAAGAGCAAAGCTGAGGAAAATCAGATCAAGATCGACACGGCTGTGATCAAGGCCCAGGCCGAGGTCCAGAAGGCCGCAATGGGTGCTCAGCAACAGCAGCAGAGTTTACAGGCGGATCTGTTTATGCATCACACGAATCGTATTGACAAAGCACAACAGATGCAGCAGGCACAAGAGATGAAATCAATTCCCGGGAATCCAAAAAGGGTTCCTGTTGAAACAGAATAAAATAATCGGTCACGGGTTCCCGTTGAGCCCGGTAGCAATAACATAGGAGAATTCTATGACAACGGCAACTGAAGAAGTCAAGGATGTAACGGCGACTGAACCTGTACCTGACCAGACCGATACCCCGGCTCCGGAGAATACAGAGTCCGAGGCAAAGGTCGAGACTGAAACTGGTACAGAGGAGAAGCCCGAACAGGCGACAGACGATGCCGCCCCGAAACGGAACAAGGTCCAGGAACGGATCGACAAGTTGACGGCTGAGAAGTATCGGCTCCGTGGGGAGCTCGATGCAATGAAAAGGATGCAGGGCCAGACTCAACAGCCTGCCCAGCAAACACTGCCGAAACCTGATCGTTCCCAGTTCCCAGACGATGCTTCCTTCATAGAGGCATTGACTGATTACAAAGTTGCCACTCGCGTGCCGGAGATGATCGCTCAGCAGGTGCAGAAGAACACTGCATCAGCGACTGAGACCGAGTTCATGGCACGGGAGACGCAGTACAAGGCCACGGTTACTGATTATGATGATGTGATTGCTGATGCGGCTGATGTTCCGATTTCTCAGCCTGTCGCGGAAGCCATCTTGTCATCTGAGAACGGGCCGGGACTGAGGTACTACCTCGCCACGCACCAGGACGAACTGGCAAAGCTCAACGGGCTCACGCCCACGCTTGCCGGGATCCACTTGGGACGGATCGAGGCCAGACTCCAGCCGGAAACCGCTGAGAAGAAAAAGGTTTCACAGGCGCCGTCACCCATTTCGCCTGTCAAGATAGCGGGTGCGTCCGGCCGGGTCGATGAATCGAAACTGAGTGATCAGGATTGGTTCAAGCTCGAACGGCAACGGATGCTGTCTAAAAACAAAGTAACCAAAGGATAAGGTTTACATATGGGCGACACTCGTGTAACTCCTCTGGAAATCACCAGGAAGTTCTTGGCGGTTTTCCACTCGAATTGTATTCTGGCCAAAAACCTGAATCACGATTACGAGAAAAATTTCGGTAGTCAGGTAGGGTTTGACGGTCAGAAGATCGGCCCGACCCTGAACATCCGTGACCCGATCCAGGCCAATGTCCGTACGACATGGGCGATGCAGCAGCAGGACATCACCGAGACCTATCACACGCTTACGATTGATACCGTTCGCGGCGTCGATCTCAAGTTCAGTGATGCGGATCTTGCGATGTCCATCGACGATTTCGTGCCTCGTTACATCGAGAGCCCGGCCAAGAAACTGGCTGCGATCGTCGATCAGATCTGCGCCACGTACATGCTCTCGAATGCCCCCAACTGCGCCGCGGCAACTGCCTTTGCGGTGCCCACGACAGTTGACACGTACCTGGGCGCCGGAGCGATGCTGAAGGCCAATCTGGTGCCGTTTACAGATGGTATCGATGTGGCGATCCCTCCGAAAATGGAGAGAAAAATCGTCGGCGGATTGGCCGGTCAGTACAACCCTCAGGGAAACATCAGTGAGATGTTCCTGAAGGGCCAGATGGCAAATGCGGCCGGTCTTGACTGGTACATGTCGCAGGTGATCCCCGCGATCACGACCGGCGACACGACTTCCAGTGACACCCCGATCGTCGGGACGTTCAGCACATCGGCTACCACGACCCTGCCGTACACAAGTGCGACGACGAGTGGTGTGTGGAAAGCCGGACAAGTGATAACGATTGCCGGATTGTATGATGTCAACTTCGAGACGAAAACGGCTTATTCAAATTTAAAACAATTTGTAATAACGACCGATTCGACGGCTTCGGGCGGAGCCGGAAACCTGACGATCAGCCCCGGCATCGTGTTCGATACGGCCAGCGCAGTTCAGAACTGCTACATTGCAGCCGGCACGATCAATGGTGCCGCGATTGCGATGGGCGCTCTGGACGGAGATACTGCGGTTGCCTCGACGGCGAGCACGGTCTACCAGAGAGCTCTGGTATGGCACAAGGACTCGTTTGCATTTGCAAGCGTTCCTCTGATCCAGCCGAAGGGCCTTGACATGGCCAGCACGGTCACGGTTGACAACCTGTCCTTCAGGTTCCTGAGAGGCTATGACATCGCCAATGCGCGTATGTTAAGCCGTATGGACATTTTCTTCGGCATCGCGGCGATCAGACCGCAATGGGCCGCTCAGATCTGGACG